GGCGAAGAAGTTCGCTGGCGCACGTTACACGTCGCACACGGTGGACTTTGCGCAGAAGGTGCAGGGCGGCTTAACTGAGTGGAGTTCTGGAGTTCTTGCGCTTCAGGTTTGCATGCTCATGAGCGCGAACAGGATCTACCTGCACGGGTTCGATCACCACGGCACACACTACTTCGGTCCGTACGAAAACGGGCTGTCGAATACGCCGCCTGAGAGGCGCGCTGTGCATCAGCGACAATTCACGAACTGGGCGGCGGCGAACTCGCACATTGAGATTCTGAACGCCACGCCAGGTTCTGCGCTGCAAGGGTTTCCCATGGTGGGATACGCATGAAGTATTTCAATGGTATGTTCGGGTTGGGGGATTCCATCTACCAACGCGCAGTTGTCCGAGAGCTTTGCAAGGATGAACCGGTCTATCTGGCGACGGCTTGGCCGCAGCTGTACCGTGACTTGAACGTGCGAGCCGTGAGGCCGCAGACACGCCTGAGAACGCAGCACAAGAACATTCAGCGGCAGGATCTTCTACACCTGTGGTACACCCCGCCAGTCGTCGGCGGCCAGCGTCTTGCTTACGATGGCACAGACACGATTCTTGCTAGCCTGTTTCGCAGTGCTGGCATTAATCCGCCGACAGTGAAGTTCGATCTTCCGAGCTTCCCGAAGCAGCAGAGAAGGCCGTATGTCGTCGTTAGACCGGCAACGATCAGGACTGAGTGGATTGCCACGTCAAGGAACCCTGACCCGAAGTATCTCTGTCGCGCGGTTGATATGCTGCGGGACGAGTTCGATATCGTGAGCGTTGCCGACCTTGACGGTGTTGCTGAATACGCTGTGGAACCAATGCCATACGCGGATCAGAAATACCATCGTGGTGAGTTACAGGTAGAGGATCTATTGTCTCTGGTTGAGAACGCTGCTGGCGTCGTCGGTGGTGTTGGATGGGTTCTCCCCGCTGCGCTGGCCTACAGAACGCCGCTGCTGCTGATCTATGGCGGCTGGGGCGCAGTGAATGGCGCTCACAAGGTGCTTGACCAGCGCTTGCCAATGGATAAATTGCACCAGGTATTCCCGGACAGATTCTGCATGTGCAATGATCGCGTTCACGCTTGTGATCGCACGATCAGCGATCTTGACAAGCACATCGAAAATTTCAAACAGGTGATTACGAAGAATGCGACCGTTCCCCAATGATTTTGTGTGGTTCCCTGAACGTGGATACGGGTTCTTCCCCGTGGAGGCAAATCCATACGATGCTGATTACTGGGAAAACTACAGGCGGCAGGACCGAACCGACATCGGCGACGCGCTGAACTCGGCGCGCCTGTCGCTGGTGCATCGGCACTTGCCAGCAAACCGTACGCTGTGTGACATCGGGATCGGTGGTGGTAGGTTCGTTGAGGATTGCGCTGCGATGCTTGGCGGTGGCCTAGTTGCTGGGTTTGACGTGAACCCGAATGGTATTGCTTGGCTTGAGTCGAAGCGCATGTTTGCGGACCCGTATCAGGCGCAGTTTGATGCTCTGACATTCTGGGATTCGTTGGAGCACATCATTGATCCGAGCGAAGTTCTCAGCGCTGCATCGGATTATGTGTTTGTCAGCCTGCCAATCTTCACCGGACCTGACCACGTATTGAAGTCAAAGCACTTCAAGAAAGACGAGCACGCTTGGTATTTCACTGAAGACGGTTTCCTGAAATTCATGCGAGAACACGGTTTCAAGGAACTGGAAATCAATACAATGGAGCAGGACGCGGGACGCGAGGATATCACTACGTTTGCGTTTAAGAGGGTGAAGTGATGGATTACGGAAAAATTACTTACGTGACCCTTATTCGCGTTGAAGAGAAGTTGAACAGGCTTCTCGCTGCACTGGCAGAAGACGAGCCGCAGCCCGAGCCAAACCTCACCCTCGACGGCGACCTATCCGGCGAAGAACGCGACCAAACACAGGCCCTGTAATGGCTGAAATCGTAGAGATTCGGATGACTGGACTTGACGGCGTGCTTGACACGCTGAAAGGACTGCCGCCCGAAGTTGTCAGCAAGCGTGGGGGACCCGTGCGCGCTGCTCTGCGTAAGGCTGCTGTGGTGATTCAGAAAGAGGCTGTCAAGAACGTGCGAGTTGTGACGGCGAACGCTACTGATGATGTGAAGCAGCAGAATACGAAGTTGCTGGAAAATAACATCGTAGTTACTCGCGGCAAGGCTCCGTTTGACGGCAATGGCGAGCGCTACCTAGTGCGGGTGAAGAGGAAGACATATCCGCGAACCTCGGGTAAACCCGTTACCACTCTGAAAACCGCCCAGCTTCTCGAATACGGCTCAGAAAAGCAACCAGCTGAACCGTGGCTTCGCCCTGCATTCAACATGAAAGCGCGCGAGGCGATCGCAACTTTTGAGCGAGAGCTAGTGCGTTCGATTGACAGAATCATCAGGAAACTGAGCAAGGGTAAAGGCGGTTTGGAATGAGTATGTTGCCGCCTATCTTTAACGTGCTGAAGAACTCGGAACCTGTGAAGGCGCTTATCGGCACAAACCCTGTGCGTGCGTACCGGCATGGTTCTGCGCCTCAAGATATTGCCGTGCAGCGACCTTATGTGACATGGCAACTCATCAGCGGCATTCCTGCCAACACTTTGAGTGAGCTTCCGTCTATTGATCAGAACTCGATTCAGGTTGATTGTTGGTCTGAAGTAGATGCGCAAGTGGAAACTCTGGCCCAAGCAGTCAGGGATGCCATCGAACCGCACGCCCACATGACGGGAGTTATCATTGACTCACGCGAAACAGATACCAAACTGTACCGAATTTCGCTACAGTTCGACTGGTGGCAATCTCGTCCGGGGCCTTAATTCCGGGGCTTCGCGTCCAGGGCCAATACTGGGCGCATATTCGGAGATATTGAAATGACAATCGGGACACTTCGCACCCAAGGAACTGAACTCTGGTTCATCAACCCGCTGACGAGTGCGGCCGACTTCGTAAAGCTGTCGTGCCCAACTGGGATTAGCGGCCTCGGCGGTCCGGCAGACCAGCTGGACGATACCTGCCTAGACTCCACCACGCGGACGTTCAAGCAGGGTCTGAAGAACCCCGGCACGCTGACTGTGCCGTTCAACTTCATCCCGACTAATACTTCCCACCAGATCCTTTTCCAGCTGTACGACGGCGGACAAGTGGTGCAATGGATCGCTGGCCTGAGTGATGGCACATCGCCGCCGACTAACAGTTCTGCAGGTGGTTTCAATCCCCCGCCCAATCGTTCGTCTATCCGATTCAATGGCTACGTTTCCGACATCAATATCGATATCGCTACGAACTCCATTGTCACGGGCACTCTGACGATTCAACGATCTGGCGCGATCCTGGTTACCCCTGGCCCGGCTCCCACGACCTGACCTGATGGCCCTTCGGGGCCTTTCTTTTAACTGAAGTGAGTATGTAATGCGCGATTCTTTTTTCGTCAGTGATACACCTGTCCCGCGCGAAGTGAAGATGCAGGACGGAACTACGGAGATTCTGTATTTCAAAGAACTTCCGATGGTTGATTTTGCGATCTACAACGAAGCTCGATTGTCCGAGGATGAGGAAACTCGCCACGCATCGCACGCGAAGTTGATTGCGATGTCTGTGTATGAGGCTGACCCGAACAACCCGGGCGGTTATGCGCAGTCTATGTCGCCGCAGAAGGCGCGGATGCTGAAGCCTAAGATGGCGAATGCGATCATGACCGAGATTCTTTCGGTAAACGGATACGGAGCAGAAGAAAAAAAAGGATAACCCCCGGCACGGGGGAGTGGTTCAAGTTTGTTCTAGCGATGCGTTTGGGTAAGACTAAGCGTGAGCTAGAGCAGACAATGACGATGAAGGAATTCCACGAATGGTCGTGGTTTCACTCTCAGTATCCTATCGATGATTTCCATGTTCACATGCGGCCGTCTGCTATGGTTGCTCAAAGCATGGCAGGCGGAGAAATAGAGGACAAACTAAACTGGCTACAGCCGAAGCCAGCTAAAATGTCTGACAGTAAGTCTGGTCATTTCAGTGAGGCCGACTTGAACACACTTCGGGCATTTGGCCTGTGAAAACTGGATAAACGATGCCCGCAGGTTCAATTGTCGTAGACCTCATCGCTCGCACTGGCGGCTTTGTTACGGACATTGACCGCTCCACTAAGGCCGCAGAGAAGCGGATGCGGGAGTTTGAGAAAACTGCCGTGAGCGCTGGTAAGGCAATCGGCGCTTCTTTGCTTGCGGCTGGCACAGCTGCTGTCTACTTCGGCAAACAAGTAGTGGACGGCCTGGACGCGCTAAACGACGTTGCTGACGCGACCGGAGCCTCCATTGAGAACATCAGCGCGCTAGAGGATGTGGCTTTGCGCACTGGCGCATCGTTGGAAGATGTTTCCGGTATCCTGGTCAAGTTTAACAACGTTCTGAAAGAGGCCGACGGGAAGAACGGTGTTTCTCAGGCGCTTGAGTCTATCGGCCTGAACGCGGAAGAACTCAAGCGCTTGGACCCTGCCGAGGCGCTTCGGCAGACTGCTGTTGCGTTGGCTCAATTTGCTGATGATGGTAACAAGGCACGTATCACGCAGGAGCTTTTTGGGAAGTCGGTCAAGGATGCTGCGCCGTTCTTGAAGGACTTGGCAGAGGCGGGGCAGCTGAACGCGACCGTTACCGCAGATCAAGCCGCCGCCGCCGAAGAGTTCAACAAGAACATCTTTGCGCTTCAAGCCAACGTTACGCAGCTGGCGCGTGATCTTTCCGGGCCGCTGGTTGATTCGCTCAATGAGGTGGTGAAGTTCTTCGCTGCTGGGCGCGCTGCTGGCAAGGGATTTCTTGAAATCGGTGTCGACAACTACATCCGCCAAGTAAAGGAAATTTACGGCATTGCGCCACCTAACATGGGTGGTGCAACTGGTAGTTGGGGGCCGCCAGAAGAGACGCGCCCGAGTGTGCCTCAGTTCGTTGGACCTCCTGTGCCGACATCCCGGCCTACTTCACGCGCATCCGCACCAAAAGAATCAGAGTTCAGCAAGTACCTTGATTCTCTGAAGAAGCAACTTGATCGCGTCAAAGAACTATCCACCGAAGAACAACTCCTCTCCGACATTCAGGAAGGACGCCTCGGGAAGCTGAACGCCCAACAACAGGAAACACTCGTCAATTTGGCGAAACAGGTTGACCTGCATAAGCGGCTGGAAGAACAGGTTGAGTTCGAAGGCGAGGGGTATGAATTCCTTGCCGAAGAACAAAAGAAGTTTGCCGCCGAAGCTGCGCGAATCAACGAAGAGACGCGGACACCATTCGAGGTTTACACAAAGGGTCTAGAAGACCTTGAGAAGCTTCTGGCAGGCAGCTTTATCACTCTTGAGACATATACGCGCGCCACACAAAAGCTTGGTGACGAGTATGTGAATTCCGGAAAGAAGGTAGAGGAAGCAACCGAGGAATTCTCGGAGTTTGCCAAGCAGGCGCAGCGGAACATCCAAGACGCCTTGGGAAACACCTTGGAAGATGCGCTGTCAGGGAACTTTGACAACATCGGAAAGATGTGGCTCAAGCTGATTCAACAGATGGCGGCGCAGGCTCTAGCTGCGAGGTTGAATGAGCAGTTGTTCGGCAAAGGAGGTTCCGGAGGTGTTGATTGGGGATCTCTGTTCAGTTCTGTTGCTGGCGCTTTCAGCGGTGGCGGTGGCGCTGGACTCGCTATCGGCATGGACTCAGTCCCTTATGACAACTTCCCGGCGCTTCTGCACCGGGGCGAACGCGTCATGACAGCCGCTGACAACAAGGCATTCTCCAGCGGCCAAGGCATGGGCGGTAGTATCAACATCACTCAGAACGTACAAGTCGGCTCTAACGTCAGCCTTCCAGACGTCAAGGCGGCCATGGAGGCCACAAAGCAGGAAACGCTCGCCATCGTCGCCCGCTCTCGCCGCCAGGAATACACACGATGACAACTTACGCTTGGCCTGACTTCTGCGTGAACGCGTTTCAAATGCGCGTGAGGCCGAACGTTCTCACTTTTACTGGGCCGTATACGCCAGCCGTTCAGACGCTGGACCTGTCTGGTGAGCGTTGGTATATCCAGTTCGATACTACGCCAGGCAATACCCGTGAAGGATCGGGTGACCGTGAGGCGTTCTGGGATCGCCTGTTGGGCCCCGTACATCGCGTGGCAATGTGGAACTTGGCTCGACCCCTGCCTCTGGGGACGATGCGCGGTGGATACGTGGTGAACGTGGTTAATGGTGCGCTGGCGGCGGTTAACGTTGTGAACGGGGCGCTGCAGCCGGTGACCGTGATTGGCGGAGGGCCATCGCTGATTAGCAACGCAGCAGCGGGCGCGAATACGATCAGCATGCGCGGCCAGTCGGGGAGAACATTGCGCGCTGGTGACATGCTCGGAATTGGTGGTCAGCTGGTCCGCGTTGTTTCTCCGGTGACATTCGATGGAAGCAGTTCTGCTACGGTGGAGTTCTTGCCTCGGCTGAGGGCGTCGGTGCCAGCTTACACAGAAATTATCTACGACAAGCCAACGGCTACATTTATGTTGATGTCTGACGGAGTTCCGACCGTCAACCGACCCGCAAAAGTCTATGATGGCGCATCGGTAGAGATGATCGAAACTTATATTGTTTGAGAGAAGAATATGGCACGCATCGTTCTTGGTGGTCTGACAACGCTTAACCTGGCAACGCACCTTGATGCGCAGTTTGTGGATTTGTATGGGTTGCGAGAGTTGATTGCGACTCCGGGATATGCGGGGACGATGCCTTACGGAACATTTGACTCAAACGGTAATTTTGGTGTCGGCACCGGCACCATGACAGAAAGATTTGTTGCCTACTCGATTCCCGGTAGTGCTAACGCTATCGGTGTTTATAGAGATTTTGACGTTACGGCGGGCGGGTCGGCTGGTGTAGCGATGAATATGGGCGCGCGCCTTGGTGCAACGAGAACCGTAGCAATCACGCAACTGGCTGTGCTGGAAAGTTCTACGAGTTCATATTTGACTTGGAGTTGTAGAACTGGCAGTGGGGTTGCGGAGCGTCTGAGGCTTACACAAACATCACTTCAGCCTGGAACAGACAATGCTCAAACATGCGGGACATCTGGGATGCGGTGGTCTGTTGTTTATGCCGCAACAGGAGCAATCAACACATCAGATTCCCGCGAAAAATCAAAAGTCTCCCCACTAGAAGATCGAGAACTCGCCGCATCAATTGCACTAGGTAAAGAGATTGGCGCGTTCAAGTTCCTGTCTTCCATGAGGGAAAAGGGAGACTCTGCCCGTATCCATATCGGCATGACGGTGCAGCGAGCCATGGAGGTTATGTCTGCTCACGGTCTGAACGCCACAGATTACGCTTTCATCTGCCATGACGTATGGCCTGCGCGCGAGGTCCCTGCGCAGACAGAGGCCCGTGATACGGGCTTGAAGAACAGCAACGGCGAACCGATCATGGAAACCGTCACTGTCCGTGAGGGATACACCGATCAAGCAGGGGACCGCTACGGCTTCCGCATGGATCAATTGGCTCTGTTCATCATGAGAGGGATTGAGCATCGCCTTACAGCGCTGGAGGGCCTTGCATGAGGCTTATCAACGGCCCAGCGCTAGCCCAACTGAATGCTGATGGCCTCCGCGTCGCACTGCTGGTCGAGATGCTTTTATCTGGTCCTGTTCGCCTTAACACTGCCAACATCAATCTAGAGTACGGCGGCCAAACTTACTTCGGAACAGGTGTTCTCGGTGCTGTTGAAGAGGTAGATGATAGCCCGGGTGAGTACAAGAACCTGACCTTCACACTATCAGGTGTTGACCTGGCGGTGATCGCTATTGCACTCGCTGAGAACGTTCGTAACAAACGGGTAACAGTCAGGCTCGCAATAATTGATTCTGCCAACAACACGATTCTTGATGCGCCTATCATCTGGACCGGTACGATCGACCAAATGCCGGTTCAGCAAGGCGGCGAGGCGGCTATTGTCAGCGTGTCAGCCGAGCATCGTGGCATCACTTTCGCACGGGCAAAGCCGCTGAATTACAACGAAGTGGATCAGGCTCGTATTGACCCGACTGATACCAGTATGCGATTTATTCAATCGCAGTCTACGCATCAGGATGTTTGGCCTGCTGCCGCGTTCTTCCGACAATGAACAGGCTGCACGACTGGGAAATCAGGCTTACTGACTTCTTTGTCTCACGGTTGTCTTCCTGTTTTGAATGGGGGGTTAACGATTGTTGTCTATTCGCTGCGGATGGAAAAATTGCAGCGACAGGACACGACCCAGCAGCCGAACATCGCGGCACATATTCAGACGCTTTGTCAGCAGCCCGCACAGTTGAGAGGCTTGGCGGAATGCTGGCTATCGGAGACTCAAGTTTTGGTAAGAGGATCAAGACAGAGTACGTGCGATTCGGCGACATCGGGCTGATCGAAAACCACGGGCGCCCATGTCTTGCGATCTTCGGCGGCGAATACTTCCATGCGCCTGGCGTCGATGGACTTACAATCTTCCCAGTCGATAAATGCCTTCAGGCTTGGAGCCTTACCTAAATGCCAGCGGCTATTCCATACATTGTTTACGCCATTGGAACGTACATTGGCGTTAATGCCGCCGTCGTTGTTGTAGCTGTGCTAGTGGCATCCGCACTGGTTTCCAACTACCAAAAACGCAAAGCAGCACGCGCTGCAAGAGACGCATACAACGCATCTCTAGAAGACAGAACCACCATGACAGCGACGGCCAACGAGCCTCGCTCATGGGTCTATGGTCTAGTTAGAAACGTCGATGGTATTGTGTTCAAGGGAACGCACGGACCAAATAAAGAGAAATTTACTCTCGTCGTTTCTATGGCTGGCCATGAGATTGATAGTTTCAGAACGATCTATTTCAACGACATACCTGTTTCTCTGTCGCCTGACGGAATTCCAGTAACTGGAGGCGCTGAAGGTGGTCAAGGTTATAACGTAACGACAGAGCCATATGCAAAGACTCCAGTTGTTAGCGCTAGCGCTGACATGACTGTTTCTGCGGGTGTTGGTAGCGTGGTTCTGCCATTCACTCCTATTGCTGGAAGTGTTTCAGCTTCCATCCATATTAACCCCGGTTCGGAAGAGTTCGATTATGAGGTGACTCCTACTGTTGTAGGTGACACTGTCTCTGTATCTGGTGTTCCTTATAACGGGACTTGGAAAGTTCAATACCAATACACATCACTTGTTCCTAAAGCGAAAATCTGGATGTATCGTGGTGTGCCTGGGCAAACGCTCTACCCTCTCTTGTCTACCAGATTCCCTGGTTTGCTGACGGCATCAGATAAGTTCTCTGGAATGGCGATTGTTGTTGCCGAACTGACGTACGACCAAGACGTTTATCCAAGCGGAGTACCCAACATTAGCGCCGTCATGCGCGGGGCGAAGATTCTAGATACACGAACTGGTATCACAGCTTTCTCCGAAAACCCGGCGATGATTGCACGCGCTTGGGCGCTGAATCCTTATGGTGGAGGATGCGCAACTTCTGACATTAACGAGGAAGCATTTCAAGCGGCGGCAAACGCATGCGATACCAGTACGGTATTTAACACTACCTCTGGTAATGAAACGCGCCCGCTCTATCAGTGCGGCATCGTCTGTAAAACCGATGTGAACCCTGATGACCACTTCGGCGAGATGATCGAGTCGATGGCTGGAGAATGGGGTTTTGCTGGAGGGCAGATCAAGGTTATTGCTGGAGTCGCTCGCGCTCCGGTGGCCGCCATCGATCCGACGTGGCTAACTAACAAGCTCAGTGTTAACGTAGTAAAAGATCCGTCCAAGCAAAATCTAGTTAACAACTTCAAGCCGGTCATTGCAAACGCTGACGGGTATATCGACGGTATTACTGGACCAATCACTTCCGTGGCGTACACGTCTACGCCCATGCCGAACGTTCGGAGTCAGACTTATATTGATGCCGATGGCGAAGAACTGACGCGAGAAACTGTGATGCTAGGCGTGACACGGAATGTGCACGCGCAACACATCTGCTCGGTTCAGATGCGGAACATGCGTGACGGTATGCTTGTACAGCTGTCCGCGAACATGAAGGCTTGGCCGCTTGAGTTGTTCGATGTGGTGACTCTTACATTGCCCACGTTCGGCTTCAACGCGAAGCAGTTCATGGTAATGGGGTGGCGTTACACGCTTGAGGATGGCGTTTCCCTGACTCTCAAGGAAACATCTCCCGCCATCTATACTGTTAATGGCGGGATGGATGTGCTTGACTTGGCGCAGAACACAACGCTTCCGCTTCCGTGGGTTGTTGAGCAGGTTACCGGAGTCACCGTTACATCCGGGACTGTTGCGCTTGAAGACGGCTGGCCTACGACGCGCACCGAAGTGACTTGGAACGCTGTTGTTGACGAATCAGTCAGGCAGTCAGGTTCTATTGAGATTCAATACACTCAAGCGGTTGCCACGCTGCCAGCTGGAGATTGGCCCGCAGTTTACGAACAAGGCAATTCCACGAAGACAGTCATCACTGGACTTCTGGCGAACACGGCCTATGTTTTCCGTGTGCGGGCAAAGAACACGCTTGGTGTTGCTGGTAAGTGGGCGACGCAGAAGAATCACATCATTACGCAGCCGCCGCTGGTGGATACTCCTATCATTGAGGATGAGGCTGCAACTGTTGCGCTTGCTGTGAGAAATGCATCAGGTACAACCAATGCGCCCACAGTTATTGCAACAGCATCTTGGACCAACGATGGAAATATTCCGGTTGAAGTCCAATGTGACTACGCATTAACAATCAACACAAACAGCGGCACTGATTTCGTGAACTTTAGTTCAAACATCAATGGCTCTTCTCCGATTCTTAAGTCATCACCCAATGTAAGTACAACTCCTACGCTTGTTGCATATATGGAGCTTAGAACTGTTCAGCCTGCAGAAACAATCAATGTGTACCTTGAGAAATTCGCTGCAACTGGCGCTGTTTCTCTTACATGGTCTAACGCAATCGTCCGACTCACTGCGGTGAAACGATGAATAACACTTGGTCTTTCTACTCGCTGTCCAGCGGTAAGTTTTCCGGTGCGGCGTTTACTGGCAAGGAGAAACACTTGCCTCTTAACACCCCTGATGGCTATGGCGCGTTGCGGGGAATATTCACGGTTTCACAGTGTGTCGATCTTGATACGATGAATGTCATGTCATGCCAGCCAGATAAACCGGCAGACACCGATACCGAGTATTTCGAATGGGAAGATGACCGATGGGTTGCCAAACCTACTCTGCGTGAACTCACAAGCAGAGCAAGGAATTCGAGGGACCAGAAGCTTTCATCTTGTGATTGGACGCAACTTCCAGACGCTCCATTGTCTGAAGAGGAATTGCAAGCGTGGCGATCATATCGACAGGCGCTGCGCGATGTCCCGGATCAGCAAGGGTTTCCCTCTGATATTGATTGGCCCACTGAACCTGCTGGCATCTCCCTGTAAGAATTACTAGGTGCTTTTTAGGTTGTAACCATGGATAATCCGGTAACAATTTAGCCGGGGCGTCTATGGAAAAGGCACGGGATGATGAAATGAACGCACAGGTTAGGTCTACAGACGACCGGCAGGAAGTTAAGCCGACGCGTGTTGTTACCGCATGGGGCGTGTTTAGCCTAGTGTTTCCTGTTATCTGTCTGTTATCTGGTGTTGGGCTTCTGATGTGGAAGCAACAGGGCGAGGACCAGAAATCAACTGCGCTTCAACTTCAGTTCATGAACCAGACGACATCAAAGATGGAAGCAAAAATTGACGTGCTGGTTGACCAGATCCAGGCTAAAGCTGAACGCGACGCAAAGCAGGATCAGCAGATCCTAGACCTTGACCGAAGAATGAACCGCCAGGAATTGAAATGAAACTGTTCGAAGGCGATGACGGCAAGTTCAGTTATACGAAGTTCTTCGCCATCGTCTTCCATACACAGTTGGCCGGTTCCGTTGGTTGGTATACCTACCGTGACCAAGAGTTCAATACCGAGATGTGGTGGTTTTACGGCGCAATGGCCGCTGGGCATGTAACGCTGAACAAAGCAATCTCCGCGATTCAGCAGTTCCAAAACAAGAAGATTGATGCATCCTCGGCTCCTGTGGTAGAAACGACTACCACGACCACGGCCAGAGGTTCGCCGCCATGATTCCAGAAACAGTTAAAGCAGCGCTTATTGAGGCGCTTTCGCTGCTTCCGTCGAACATGGATTCGATTCAGGCTCGCGTTCAGCTGCTGGCTACAGGGCTGCAGGAATCTCGCCTCACGCATCGGTATCAAATCATCGATGGTGGCGGGAAAGGGCCCGCGAGAGGTTTGTTACAATTCGAACGGGGCGGCGGCGTCAAAGGCGTTATGACTCACGCAGCCACCAAGCAGCACGCCGAGCGCATTGCCGAACTCAGGGGCGTGCCATTCACTGCTCAGGACATCTGGACTCGCCTGGAGTTCGATGATGTACTAGCGTTTGCTTTTGGGCGATTGCTTTACTGGGCTGACCCGAAGTCTCTCCCGCCGCTCGGCAATCCAGAGGCCGCATGGGACTGCTACATCAGCGCATGGCGGCCAGGCAAGCCACACCGCCGCACTTGGGACGCGTTTTACAACGCGGCGTTGCTGTCTGCCGATAGGCGGAGTGCTGCGCGTTAGAATCACAAGATGCAATATGTAAAGTTGCCATGGCACCTGGGGAGCCCTCTCATTACACGATAGGAGACATCATGGACGGTCTGAACATTCTTTTCCTTGCGCTCGCTTTTGCTGCTGGGCTGGCATTCGGCGCCATGGGTTATCGCTCGTTGCTCAAGCGTGACCCCGAGAAGCTTGAAGAGCTTGCAAAGAAGGCAAAGGAACTAGGCGACAAGGCCAAGGCGCGGTTCTGATGTATGGCAAGCTCATTGGGCTTGGCGTTGTTGTGGCAGCGTTCATGGCGTTGTCTGGTGCGCTGTGGGTACAGACGAGCAGGTTGGAGGCGGCGGAAACATCGCTAGAAGGTGAGCGCCTCATTAGCGCAACCAATGCCACGGCTGCAATCCAATGCTCCGATGGCGTGAGTAAGCTGCAGATTGATGCAGCGGCAGCTGCGGCCAGTGCGGCGAGCGCCGTGCAATCTGCTCAGAGGCGGGCTGCATCTTTGCAGGACAAAGCCCAGCGGCAGCTGCGCACACCAGCCAGCGTGCCCGGTGACGATTGCAAATCAGCCAGCCAGAGATTTAACAACTGGCTAACCGAGCGCGCAGTGCCATGAAAATTATAATTTTCACTGTTGCATTGCCAATATTCGC